ATGGAACCGGCGCATACAGTCAGCAGGCCCCTTTTTTCCCAGATTTTATACGGAGCCTCTTTACTTGACGTCGTTTCCAGATAGTCTATTTTGCTCTGTGGTAAAAAATAGTGCTGCAAGCAGTAAATTGTGGCGTCATCCGGTTTTCGAATGAGAAGTGTTGCGCAGGTGAGATCGCCGACAGCGGATAAGTCACACCCGCCGATCGCATAGGTATCTTCTACATCGGAAATATCAAACGTAGCATTACAGTTCAGCTCGTCCCATGTCAGCCAGGCATCGCCGACCACATTTTTAAGATTAAAATCCTTGGTAAGCACCGTCGGGCGGAAGGTACTGTCTTTCTTCGCGCGCTCAACATTATCAGCTAAGAACTGCTGGTCTTTGATCGGCCCAAGCCCCGGATTCGCTTTTACCCATGCTTTTGGATCGGTCCATTCATCAGGCGAGTCAAGTTCATAGATCAGCGGGAGAAAATGCTCATCCTCGATAGATCCGTTCAATACCTGAGCTGCATAGTCATACTGGTTATCATAGATACCTTCCCGGTTGTACCCGGACGTAGTAATCATGAACAGGATAGGAGACTGGTTCTGTCTGCCGGCCATACCCTGTACAATAACGTCGTATATATTCCGGTCCTTGATGCTGTGTAATTCGTCAATCACCCCGCAGTAAACATTCAGCCCGTCCAGTGTATTCGAGTCCGATGACAACGGCTGAAACACGCCAAAATTGTAGTCGCTGTACATATCAGTTTTTCTTTTTCGAATGTACTTAGACAAAAACGGGCTCTGCGCCACCATGTTTCGGGCCTCATTGAATACGATTTTGGCCTGATCCTTTTTCGATGCTACGCAATCGACTTCGGGGGACCCCTCCTTTGTGCCGATCAACATATACAGCGACAAGCACGACAGGATGCAGCTTTTCCCGTTCTTCCGCCCCATTATCCATAAAACAATCTGATACTTTCTTCGCCCTGCATCGTCAACGAATCCAAAAATTGCTTGGATTGCAGCCTTCTGAAAAAGCTGGAGCTCGATTTTCGCGCCAATAACACCTTTTGACTGTTTGCAAAAATTCTCTATAAAATAAATTGGTCTCGCCGCTGCAGAAATATCAAAATGGTATTTCCAATCTTTCCTTTTGCAATCCGCGGCAAGCTGTTTATATATCAGCCGGACCTTCTCGGATACCGCCGTCTTTCCGCTCTCAATATCCTTCCAGTATTTGAGAATGTAATTCGTCCGATCGTACTTAATCATTTTGACGTTAGGAAATCCGCCATCGGGTCGGATGCAATCCTGGCAATCTCTTTATCCGGCGGCGGCAGCAGCTTGACCAATTCGCGAATAACGGCATTATAATTGCTGATCAATTTTGTGTAGACCTGAGACGCAGACCCCGGTTTCTTTCCATGCTGGTTTTCTCCGTTCTGATATTCTTCTACCCATCCGTCGGCCTTGATTTGTTCCTGCAGATCCTGCAGCGATATTGCCATGAACGCAGCATTCTGAATCAGGCTCGCGCACAAATTACGCTTATCGGGCTCTATGTTTTTAAATATCTTACTAAGCCGCTTCATCTCCGCGGATATCCGATCATTTGACGCCATCTTTATCTACACTCATTCCAATGTTTTCGGTTAGGGTTCTTTGGAGGGGAAAGCCGCGCCGAAAAAATCTTGGTTCTTAAAAATTTTAACTCCCCCCTGTCTCTGTATTATCACCATCAGTCGTAGCATCACGGGAACTGCTGAACGTCGTAATATCTCCGTTCTCGTCAAAGTACAGATCGTTCTGGAGGATCTCGCTCCGCCTGTAGTGCTCCGCGTTGTGATGGCAAATGCACAATGCCTCGAGATTATCCCAATTCAATGCAATCTTAGGGTCATTTACTGATTCCGCTGTAAGATACTGCTTATGGTGCACATGCTGCGCTGGCCTTACAATGCCCTCGCGCAGGCATCTTTCGCAGTATGGATGCTGCGACAGATACCCTGCCCGGCATTGTTTCCATGCTTTTGTACTATAAAACCAATCCCATTTAGACGTCGAATGATGACTCATACGTAATAACCAATGCCGCGGTATAGCCTGACAAGTGGCTACACCGCAGCAATCAGGGAGGAAAACAAACAAATGAGGGCACAAAGCTCAATCCGCTTTTGCCCTCACTCTTTACTGTACATGATACTACGTGGCGCTACTGTCATTCACTGTCAAGATTTGTCACGATGTCATCTAACCGGCTTAAGCCCTTTCTGTACCGACGGAACATCGTACTGTCCGAAACGTGCATGGTGCGTGCGATATCAGAAAAGCTCATGCCAGACAGGAATCTGAGTTTTATGGCTGTTGCCTGTTCCAGCCCATCATCCTGATCAATGAGCTTGTCGGTTATAGCAACCACACATTCATGCGCCCGAAGATAAGACTCCTGCAGATCAGCCAGCCTGCGGTCAATATCATCCAGCTTCACTGCATATTCTGTCATAGGATCATTGGGCGAAGTCATTACCCTGTCCCGGTCGTACCGTATCGCCTCCGGAAGCATTGACAGCCGCAGGCCTTCCCGCTCGGACTTCAGTCCGATGATAATTGACCGGATTCTCCTCGGGCGCATCAGCAACTTATAAACTCTGTCCGTCATCTACTTTGCCTCCTATCGCTTGTATCTGACCGTTTTTCCATCCTGCATCTCGATGTCTATCCAGTCTGGGTACTGGGATACTTTATATCCTGTAAGGATCGGATCTCTCCCACACTTATACGGGTGGAATTTCATGGTTTTCGTTAGTCTCTTTGGCTTGATGTGCGCCGCTTCGCAATTTTCGGCTTCTTTCTTGTTGGCGTAACTTTCTCCGCAGATTTCGCAAACATAAAGCATTGTTTCTTTCATTCGTCTATCCTCTCAATCATATTCATAATCACCCAATTCGATATCTTTTTTGCATTCTGGGCAAATGCACCACCCGCCATCTCCCCAGTAATCTGATTCAAAATCAACCTGATCGAACGGAATTCTTACATTTTCACCGCAGTGCGGGCATTCCACGTTAATATGATCCGGTTTGCTTACAATGGTATAATCCGTCTTCACTCTATCCTCTCAATCTCCGGCACTGGTTCTTTTCCGCACTTTATCGGCTTATGTGATCCGTCGTCCCATTTGAGTGCTCCGCTGTCTTTCAACCGCTGATGTCTGATTGCCTCATACAGCGTTGTCAACTCACTCAAAGACTCAGATTCTTCCTTTGCTGATGCGCCACAGACTGTGCAATTTATTCGGGCAAAGTTGTGCGCTGCCTTATTGCGCATGATTCCTTCCAGGACACTCGCAATCAAATTGCGCTCCGCGATGTAAATGTCAAAACCATTTCCGTGCGGATAGTCGTTTCCTTTCAGTGTTAACCATTCCGCGAGATCATACGTCTGGCCCATGCCGGTGCGCAGCATGATCTCTACAGCTGTCTCAATCAGCGCAAACTGTTTTTCTGTCAGTGTGATTCTGTATTTCTTATTGCTCATCGCTTATTTTCCCCTTTATCGCTTGTTTCCTCTTCCGGCATTTCCTTCCATGGGTCTGCGTCAAAAATTTATGGTATTTACAGACGGTTCTTCCTTCCATAAACGTACCGTCTGAATACAGGCACGATTTAGGATCATTCGAAACCTCATGTTCAACCCATATTTTCATGTTTTGTCTCCCGATCACTTACATCCTGAATGCCTTTGCTGCCTCAATGTCGGCCTTGTACAACCGGATCTGCGCTTGCGTAGACACGAATCCGCTTTTCGCGATCTGCATTTGCTGCCGGACAAAGGAGATCCTTTCCCGAAGATCCTTCGAAGCCTGTTTCTGCTGCCCCTGAATCTCCTTGAGCCGTCTGCGAATGTCTGGCCTCCGCTCCCTTGCATACTGGTCACGAAACAACTCCCGCCGCATTTCACTCACGCCCAACTGCTCCTTCAGGTCGCGCAGCTTTTCGTTCCAGTTCACATAGTCATTCGCATACGTTTTCAGTCTGTTCCCGTCAATACTGTTCAGCTGCACGGTGAGCCAGTGGATCAGATCCTCCGTGATTTCATACTGAAAATCATCCAACAGAATAAGTTTCCGGAAAAGCTGCCTTGTCCGTCTTTCGGATGTAGGAAAATATTCTTTCAGGTTGATACATGCCTGACCTGTATTCCACCTGATATGCAAAATGTCCTTCTCGATCATACTATCTGTCTCCGCTTCTTTAAAATTTCCAAAACTGCGTTCTGCGTTGCGTCCTTAGCGTCAAGGCTTTCGAGGATCTGCTGATCGACGGTGCCCTTGGAAAGGATCCGGTAAACCAGAACAGGCTTATCCTGTCCCTGACGATGCAGTCTTGCATTTGCCTGCAGGTACTGCTCCAAGCTCCACGTGAGGCCGTACCAGACAATAATGTGTCCGCCCTGCTGCAGGTTCAAACCGTAGCCGGCAGACGCCGGATGCACCAGCAGCACCGGGATCTTCTTCGCGTTCCAGTTTTTTATGTCCTCCTCGTCCCGCAATAGCTTTGAGTCTTGAATCGTCTTCAGCAGGTGATCCGCGTCCTCCCGGTATTGATAGAAAACGATGACCGGGCTGTCCGCCGCCTCGATGATTTCCTGCAGCGCCTCCGTCTTTGCGTCATGGATCCGGATCGGCTCATGGCCACCGTTATAGACAAAGCCATTCGAGATCTGCGTAAGTTTCGTCATGACCGCCGCAGCGTTCAGCGCTGTAATCTGGTCATTGCCTACCGTAATGAGCGCTTCCCTTTCCATATCCCGATACTGCTTCGCAGCATCTTCGGGAAGCTCTACATAGATCACGTCCTCTATCTCATCCGGAAGCTCAAGATAATCTGCAGCCTTCATCGAGATCGTGATGTCCGATATCCGCTTTGTGATCTGCTGCATTGCGCCGGGCTTCGGAAGGTATTTGTAGACAATCCCGGAAGGACTGCACCAGCCAGGGCGGAAATAAGCTTCACGGTATCGCCCGATAAACCGCCCGAGCCGCTCGCCACCATCAAGGATCCCGATCTCCGCCCACAAATCCATCAGAGAATTGGCTGCCGGCGTTCCCGTCAGCCCGACAATTCGTTTTGCGTAAGATCGGATCACTCGGAGAGCCTTAAACCGCTTCGCCTGATTGCTCTTGAAACTTGACAGCTCGTCCACGATGATCATGTCAAACCGGGGGATATCCTTATTTCTGCTCATGTACTCCTGCAGCCAAACCACATTTTCCCTGTTGGTCACGTAGATGTCCGCATCTGCGCGGATCGCCTGCTCGCGCCTCTTGAAACTGCCCAGCACCTTGCTGATCCGCAGTCCGCTTAGATGATCCCATTTTGCAGCTTCACGGCTCCAGGTGTCTTCCGCCACGCGTAGAGGCGCAATCACAAGGACCTTAGATACATCAAAACTGTCATAAAGGAGAGACTGCGCGGCGGTAAGACTGATTACGGTCTTGCTAAC